GAGAGTGGCGTTCTTCAACTACGTAATCTCTACTCAATACTTCGTATTCAGTGAGGTCATAATTTGGATAAACAAAATTAGTTTCACTGCCATCCCATTGACTTGGTTCTTGTACACCATATATAGTATTGTTAAACCATACTCTTTTTCCATAACCAGTGCCGGTGTTTTCAAACTGTCGAGTAAGTTGAATACTAGTACCAACACCATCTACAATGTAGATATCATCAACAGTGTAATCACTATTTCCTGTTGCATTAGCACCAGTAAACTTAACTCTCATACCATTTAATAAGGCTAGTTGTTTATTATTTGCTAATATTGGTGTCTTATAATATGGCTGTCCAACAATACTAGTAATATCAATTGGATCGCTAGCTGTTGGTTCAGCTACACAAACTGGAAGGAAATCTACTAACCAAAAGTAATGATGATAGTTAATAAACATATCATAGTCAATTGGTAAATCTAATGTATAACCAGGCTCGTTAAAAATACGGTTGTTGTTAATAACATCTACTTCATTATATTTTAATGTATCTAACATATCATCATATGACATTGCTTGTGTAATATTATTATCATTATCACGCACTACTGATCCAGGAACGAATTGATAGTTGTCTGCATTTCGACTATCATTCAAAAAACTTTCATTAGTTGCTTTGCCAATTTTATCACCAACATGATAGTTTATAGCTTGCATGCTACCACTTGACATAAGCTGTTCAAGTGTGCTATCTAAAAACTTTTTGTTTATGCTGGTTTGAAATATAGCTGGTAAAAGTTCAGTCGTATTGCGTGTTCCCACATACTCTAAACTTTCTCCAGGCCTAGTAGCATGTGCTGCTATAATTGGATTGGCGTGATACTTTTGGCTCATGTAATGCTAACTCCGCTATTTGTTGCAATGGTTGTTGGGTTATAAACAATCGTTTTATTTACGTTGATATCACTAGTAGTGATAACTGGCAAAAATAGTTCATCACTATCACTGAATATTTCAAATAGTGCGTTTGGACTTGCTTGATTATCTACTGATTCAATTGTAATTTGTGCTACTTGTCCTACCATTTGATTATGTATGAATGCAGCTAATTCAGTAAAGTAAAAAGTTTCACCAAAGTCCCAGTTTTCAATACTAAAGTACTGTTGTATTAATGTAATCACTTGCTGTTTTATTTCAACATCACTTAGTGAACTGTTGGTTGTTTTGGTTACATTAAACTTAGCTTGTAATTCACTACCTGCTAGATTGCCAAATAGTATTTTATATTTGACTGGTCTATATATAATTTGATCACTGATTGACTTTTTATTTTCTAAACTACTGAACAAGTCATTGAGTTGACTAATTGTTGGAGCATTAGGCCTAGTGTAACCTCTACCATCATATAACGCCCATGTTCTAAATTGTTTTTCATAGCTTGACAGTAATACATATGTGTCGATAATATTTGTCTTAGCTGGATCAATAATTTGATTAAGATCAGCTACACGAGTAAATTTACTTGATAGGCTGCTTCGTCCCACAACAGTAGTACTACCATTTGTATCACGTACTGTATATGTAAATCCGTTATCACTTACTGTTCCAAGATTAATTGTGTCAGATCCTACAATATCATGGAACGCACTTGGGTTAGTTGGATATCCATTATTGTCTGGACTTGCCAGTGTAACTCTAATTTTATTTGGATCAGTGTAACCATCTGAGTAAGTAAAATATCCAAATGCGTTTAGTTTATAATTACTTCCTAGCGGAACACTATTAGTTGAGCTAACAGCATTTATGCCTAATACTTCTACATTATCCAAACTTGGTTTTAAGGTTTCACTACTAAAAGTTTCAGTAAAGTTTAAGTTGTTAAACTTGATTTGCGCATCACTACCAAATACATAGCGAGTTTTGCGAGTGATAATTTCCCACTCTGATGAGTTATAGTTTAATCGTATAATCCAACTATTATCTAGTCCTGTGCCGTTTGTGTCGCCTTCATATGTTCTATTCCAACTACTTGGATTATTATTAACTAAGCTACTTGTTACCATATCACTACTATTAACAATTTTCCATTCTTGACTAGTAGCATCATAACGTAACCCAAAACTAGTGTTATTAGCTAAAAGATTAAGTAAAGATGTTTTAGTTGTGCTTGGTAGTTCGTTTGACCAACTACTAACAATTCTCTTAATACGTGCGCCACTTGGTATTACACCACTTAGTTTAATACTACCACGTCCAATTTGGTCAATACCAGTTGGTGTTCCAGTACTATTATCAACACCTAACCCATCATTATAAATCCCAGTTATTCTTACCCATTGTGTATCAGCATTTGCTACAGTTATCTTTGCGCTTGCTCCAGTACCAGCACCACCACTAAATGATATATTTGTAGCACTGTCATAGTTTAATCCAGTGTTTGTAATTGTAACACTAATCACTTGTCCACTACCATTAATATTTGCTGTGCCAACAGCTCCTGATCCAGCTCCAGTAATTGTAACTGTAGGTTCACTTGTATATCCACTACCACCAGATGTTATTTTAATTGTTTTAACGTAACCTTCTTTATATGGTGATGTTATATATTCAACTAGTGAATTAATTTTAAGTTTGTTTAATGGAGTGGTACCATTTTCATTTATTCTTTGTACAATACCAGTATCATTTGTAATATAACCACTACTAGTATTCGCACCTTTAGTTGATTGATTCCAACGTAATGTGTTTAGCGCACTACCATCAGCATTATAGTAAGTAATATTAGAAGTTGTATCAGTATATTGATCAGCTGGAGCATACGCACCACTTGGTCCATAATACTGTCTATCATAAAAGAAGTTCTTGACTTCTGGATTATCCAATAAAGGAGTAATATATCTACTGTATGTTTGCTCACTGTTTAAGTTTGATGGTAAACTAATAATGTTACGTGATGCTATATCATCACGGTATAGATACCCATCATCCAAAAAGTTTATTGCGTCACTATATGTTCCAGTTGGATCATTAAATTCTCTGAAACGACTGTGTCCACTGTGTACACGGTTGATACTCTTAATCTTTTTAATGTTTTCGCTTACTGTTAATGGAAAAATACTATAATCTTCTGCTGTAACAAGTCTATCCTGTGTACTATAGAATCTACCAGCATTGTCTTTAATACTTTGTAAACTTTCACGTTGACTACTGTTATTAACAATTGATTTTAAACTTGCTCTAAGTGTTGCTGTGTATGTATTTCCATCACTACCTAGATAGTCAAAATTATACGTTGTTGATCCAAAACTTTCAGGATTAAGAGCATAACTACGATTTAATCCTGTACGATACCAAACACGTATAATACCATTTGGTATATTGCCAAATAATCCATCACCAAACACAATACTAATACCATCGTTCTCTCTACTTGATACTGTAAAGATATTACGATTATTATTCTCAATATTATTATAGATAGCATTTAGACCATATAGTCTATCGACTGACATCCATTGTGTCAATGGTGAACCTATTTCATCAATTGTTTGTACCCAGATATTTCCGTTTGCGATATTTGTATCATTGATGTCAAGTACTAAACTAGGGACACTGTTAGTTATATTAAAATCTATATAGTTTAACGTACCTTGTTTAAATCCTAGGAAAAATCCTGTGTCTGGTGAACTAAATCCGCCGTTGTCATTTCTATAAAGTAAGTCTAATGATGTATATGGATCAGGGTATCTTTCTTCTAGTACATTTAACATACTGTTATAGTATACACTATGTGCGCCAAATGTTGCTCGACTTCCACTAATACTTCCATTAAATTCTTTTGATGGCTCTGCGTTTGTACTCTTTGTTCTGTAAATTTCATTTGTAATACCATCACGAGTAAATTTACTATATGGTGTGCCAAATTGGTTACTACTAATAAAAATACTATTCATAATAGTAACAAAGTTTTGATATGTAGATGGATCACTAACATCTTCAAACTGTAAGTCAACATTCGCAAGACTGTTTCCGTCTACATCGTATACTGTTTCAGTTGTTTTGATACTGTCAATTTTTAAATAACCATTATCTACTACATTACGTGTTGGATTGTAACCTAAAAATTCAGCAATGCGGAGGGCGCTATCTCTGCGTTCTGCTGTACTTAGATAATTTTCACGTGAGTTAAGGTCATTACGGAACGCTAAGTTGTGTCCCATAAATGCCATAAGTTCAATTAAACTTGTAAACTCACTTGAACTAATCCAGTCATTGTAGTTTTCTGGGTAGTTGGTATCTATATACTCTACCATTGCGTTCTTAATAGTGTCAAAGTCGTATGCTTGGAAGTTTGCTTGCGCAAAACTTTCATACACTACACTAAAATCTTCAGCTGCAAATAAACTGCTCTGTCTTGCGCCCTGTGCCATTATGTTGTCTCACTTGTATATGTTAAATATAGTTCTTCTGCTGTACCAGTGTCATCGTAGATAAGTCTTATGCGTATATCAAGTTGGTGATCTACTGGTTTAGTTAAATTTAAATCTTCAAAGATCCATCTTGGATCACTGTTGATAATTTTTTGTACATCATCTTCAGCAAGCATTTCTGTTCTTGCGTCAAGTGGATCAAATACTAACTCATGTAATATCGATCCAAATTCTGGATTCATTACACGCTCTCCACGACGAGTATAAAAGTGATTCATCAAGTCACGAAGTGCTAAGTCCTTGTCAGTAAGAACTGTATCAATCGTTTTCTTGTCAATTGTGCTGTATCCAATATATGTAACCATACTGATATTTATAGCAAAATTAACTGCTACGTTTTAGATTTTAGTGGTAAATCGTACAATATCATCAGTTTTTAAAGATTTAGTTATAGTAATAACGTTATTAAGTAAAGTAAAGTCAAAATAATGCTGGATTGCTTCACCATTTACTTCTACTCTAAGTTTTTCTACTGGTTCCATACTAGGACTATCTGCTATTGTAAAGACATTAGTAGTACTATATGTGAAGTTTTCAACAACAGTTGTTTGGTCATAACGTCTAATAATATCTCGCTTAATACCTTCAGGCATGTTGGGTAAAAATTTCTGTGTTTCAGCATAATATGCGAAACGAGCTCGTTCTAATTCACTAACACCCAGCGCATTGATTTCGTTTTTATCACGCATTTCAAATATGCCATTTTGACGCATCCAAGTTCTTGTTTTTGATTTACCATAGTCAGATAGTTTAATTATACTACTGGCAGTGCTGCAAAACTGTCTATTAAAGTTACTACGTTTAATCATACTAGCAACAGTATCCCAATCTTTGTTGACTACATAATCACGTAATTCATAGTGTCCTTCAAATGCCAATACTGTTAGAACATTTCCATTAATAATGTAGTATAGTAACAATCCATCAAAGGCTGGTTGTGATATTGTTTTAATGTTAAAACTACTCAGTTGTTTGATAAGAGTACGCTGTCGCTTTTGAAAATCTTGATTCCATATGTTAAATGCTTCTTGCTCAGTAATGCCACGGCTAGCGTTTCCAATGTCATATCCAAAACCATCATAACCGCTATAGCGTCCCATATTAAGAGCTACTAGTTTTAGTTTTTCACTTGCGCTGATGTTAGCAATATCAAATTGAGTATCCAACGCATCTTGATCCTTAACTATAAATTCATCCCATGAAGTTTTAAATTTATCATTTATTTTAGATAATGTTGTCATTGTGCACGGTTCCTATTGCGTCTAGCAGTAGATGCTGATGGCGTTGTACTAGCAGGTACATTACTTAAATCATAATCAGTAGCAGATTGTGAATTTGCTGGTGCTTGGCATGCAACTTTATTGCCTTGTGCGCTGTGTCCACCCCAAGGCTCATGTTCTGGTACTCTTGGGTTAATGCTTTCTTTTACACCTCGGTTTACACTTAAACTTCCACTTGTTGGTCCAACAGCTGCAGATGCTGGCGGGCCGTTTAAGTCTAACATACCGTCAGTACTAATTCTACCAAAGCCAGTAGCTTTGAGTTGCAAGTTTAGGTCAGTAGTTAATCGTATATCTTTATTTGATTTAAATTCAATTGGTCCTGTGGCTGTTTCTGCTTGTATTCCTGCAGCACCTCTAGCTTTAATATTAAACGTATCAGCATCCATATTAATGTCGCCAGTTGCATAAAAGTTAAAATCTTTTTCTGCGTGATAGCTTACACTACCTGCCGCATATACATCAACATTACCATCGCTATCCATTTGCATCCAACTCGTACCTTTTTGGTTTGTTATATAAACAATACCAGCACTGTCATTGAACAGCATTTGTGCGCCACCAGCACTTCGTAATCTTACTAAGTTATTTTCACCTTCTTCACGTGATTGATCTGGAACACAGTTTTCATCCCCTCTGGCAGCAACAGTACCATCGTCCATTACAAAACTGTGTCCTGCAGGTGTTAAAAATCCTGCTACGTTACTTGGTGATTCTCTCCTGCCGCCACTACTGCCAACACCACGTATTGGATCTAAAGATGTTCCTTGTTCAGCAACAGCATTTGCGACTGGATGTCGTGGTCTTGTATTTTTATTTTGTTTTCCTGGATCTATACTTGGCCCAATATCTCCATTATCAACTTGACTAGCTGGCAACCCTGGCACACTACTATTTTTTCCTGGTGGTGCTAAAACACCTAACATATAACCAACACTATCCAAATCAGTAAACGCAACTAGCACTTCAGTGTGTATTGCTGGTGGAGGGAACGTTGCACCATATGTAACTGTGGCATCGTCTCCACCAATTGATCCACCAAATGGACTCATTGTTCTTATTTTACTAAATTTGTGTCGGTCTTTTCTTGTAGATTTATCTTCATTTCGTCTTTCACTAGTAATTATATCAACCCAAATATGACCTTGATAATCAGGATCAGCATTGTCTACTACTATAGCAGTATACACACCGTACTGACCTGCTATTCCATTAAGCCCTTGTTTATAGTTTTCAGGTGTATTATTTGATCTATAATCATTTCCTGTAAATCTGTGATTAGCCAACTTCTTTTCCTTTATCTAATTGATCATACAATTGTGACGCATTTATCATCGGGTCTCTAAATGCTTGCAATAGCATTTTAAATTCTCCAGACATATATGATGCTTGTACAGATGTAACTCTGTAAACTGACGTCATTTGAAAATCAGTTATTTCTTTGGATAATCCGGATTCATCCTCATACGTTGGAAAACGAGCATTTAAGAAAAATCCAAGACCTCCTAAATCATAATTTGCTTGGCCGCTATTATTAGCAAGAGATCCTTGTGGTCTACCTAACCAATAAGGATCTCCACGTACTTGCATATCAATTTCAGTCATATCACTGGTAGCAAGTAAATTAAGTTCTAATGCTCCTAACATTGCTGACCCAATATTAGTACTATTATCTGACCCATCAACTGCCAATGCTCCCTCGGGAGTTTTATAATTAAATGTTAATTCAGTTTTTCTATCTTCAAGTGTTGAGGTTAGTGAGTTTTTAGAATATAAGTCAGTTTGTGTGATATACTGTTTTTTAGGTTTATCAAGATTAGTTACACCTACGCCTTGATCTAGAACTTTTTGTACTGCTTTTTCTGTTATAGTATTTACAATCTCAAGACTTTTCTCCATACTTCCACGAAGAAATTCTAAATCATCAAGTTTTTGTTGTTCAACTTGTTCCAATGCATCCCAGCGTTTTCTCTCCAATCCTCCAAACGTCCCATACCAAGAAGCTCCTTCCATTTGTAACGCAGCTATTTTTTCGTTAGCGTCGTCTATATCAGAATTTATACGTGCCAAATCACGTTTAATCTGAGCAGCATTATTTTTACTTTCTACAACTTCCCCTTGTCCACCAACATATCCAGAAGAGTCAGTTAATATTCCACTGTTCATAGCTTGAAGAACAAAATACGAGTTATTAAATGTCATGTCTAAGTTATAGATTTCAGTATTTAAACCAGTATAAGTGTAATCATAACGTTTTTTCATTAATCCGTTTGACAAAATCTTGTTTAGTCGTTTTGTTCCTTTAACTTTGTCTGTATATAATTCTGTATAACTTGTTGTATCATGTACTGCCTCTGGTGTTATATAAGGTGCTATTTTATATGTAAACTTTTGTTGATACTTTTGCGCATCTTGATCAAACACTCCGAATGTTACATCTGTTTTAAAAGTAAACCAGTTAAGTAAATCTGCCATCTTTCCAGCTTCAGGC